TTAGGTGGCAAGATGGTCATAAATCTAGAATGATACTCTTGCTGCAACTGTTTCAACTGAATATCCAACTCATCCTGTCTTCTGATAGCTTCGGCACAAGCCTCATTATCATTCGGATTCACATGACGGAAGCGGCGCATTTCATCGAATATCATACGCATTTTCTTGCCCATCTGTCGATAAACCGGGAAGAATTTAGCAGCTTCACTCGGCGTAAGACAAGCATTAGTCGTAATAAATTGTTCCAGTTCTGCCTGAAACCTTTTTGGATCGAATCCACCATGATGTTTTCTACCCTGAGGCTGTGAAGCAAGCGAAACCAAACTAATCATCAGTATAGCTAAAAGCGCAAGAAACCTATGTTGCATTATCTTTATCATACCTTATCTTTATTTTTAAATCTTTATCTGTAGACAAAAAGAAATACCAACCATTAATTTTCTGCAATCAGCGATGCATAGATAGTTTCATTATCCATCATCGTATAATCGGCCATCTCATTAAAAGTAGCATCCTCATTATTATTCACAGCACCTTTCTGAACCATGTGGTCCACATGGGCCATAGCAGGCTTGCTGCTTCCCATATATTTCAGCGCCACGACCGAGCCACCTCCCATCACAACTAATACAGCAACAGCCGCTGCAATTTTTCTAAGCGGCATACGCTGCCACAGGCTAGGCTGCATGTGAATGATGCGGGGTTCCTGCTCCGGCAAATTTGCCATCACCCTATCAGTAAGCTGGTCAAAATAACCAGCCGGCACCTGGAAATGGTTTTTCTTACCAAAACGGCTATTTAATATATTGTCTTCTTTTAACATATATCTTATTCCTTTCTTTTTTACTTTATTATATTGACGAGAAATATCCTAAAAGGTTTAATCCTTACGATTGAAAAAATCGGTTATTTTTTTCTAAAAATAGCATAACTATTTGATAATTAAGAAATAATGGCAAAATAAAACCTATCTAGTCGGCGAAAAATCGGTGAAGGTGTAGAGGGCTGCGCATGTAGGCGACATTATTGTTTTGTTTGATTATAGTTATGCAATAATATAAAAAATGACGGATTCATGAAATATATCTTCGAATGATGCGTTATATATATAATAAGGTATAATAATATTAACTAGGGCATTTCACGAAGAAAATTAGAGAAATGACCAAAAAAAATTATGTTTGTAAAAACAAAGAGAACATCCAAGAGATTATTGGGTGGACTACTCCAAAGTTGCATCAGGCCTCAGAATGCTACGTTTCCTTTAAAGTTTTCGATCCTTGCTACGGGAAGTTGCGCTTAAAGAAGATTATGCTCGGACATATAAAGGGTAAGCGAAATCAGCGAGTGTACGGCGAAGCTCTTATTAAGCGTATTACCCAAAAACTTCTTGAAGGATGGAACCCATGGATAGAAGAATCTAATCAGGAAGAGTACGCGTTATTTGCAGATGTATGCAGCAAATACAGAGTATACCTAGCGAAAATGGTAAAAGAAGGTGGATTGAAGCCTAACACTCAGCGCAACTATGAGGGTAAATTAGACTTCCTGCAAAGGTGGTTAAAGGGCGACGAACATATCACTTATATATATCAGTTCAATAAAACTCTAATCAGCAAGTTCCTGGATTATGTGCTGGTCGGGCGAAATAATGCTCTAAGAACAAGAAATAATTATATCGGCTGGCTAAAGTCCTTCTCCAGCTATCTTGTTGAACGAGGATATGTTCAGAAAAACCCGACTGACGGCATTAATGTAACGACGAAACTGAAGCATAAAAATCGAGACGTTATACCTAACGATGTCCTTCTCCAGCTTAAATCCTACCTTGAGAAAGAAAACAAACACTTCCTGCTTGCATGCTATTTTCTCCACTATCTGTTCGTTCGCCCTGGAGAAATGTGCAGCCTACGAATCAGAGATGTATCAGCAAAGAAAAAGACACTCTCTCTAAGCGGAGTTAACACCAAAAATGGTCGAGACGCAGTTATTACCATCCCGAACCATGTCATCGAGCTGATGAAAGAGTTGGATATATTCTCCAAACCTCTGAATTACTATATTTTCGGTAACAATTTTCGCCCAGGATTAGAAGTACTGAAGGCTAGAGCCTTCTCACTATATTGGGACAAAAACGTCAGAAAAAGATTAAATCTGAATGCTTCGTATAAGTTTTATAGTCTCAAAGATACGGGTATAACTAATATGATAAAATCTAAAACAGATCTGCTGTCTGTTAGAGATCAGGCGAGACATTCGTCTGTCGATATTACAAATATATATACGCCGCAGGACTGCAAAGAAGCAAACAGCGCACTTATCGACTATGAAGGTGTATTTTAATATAATGATTGTAGGAGATTTCTTCTCCTACAATCCTACTATCCTACAGAATCGCCTGGGTAACACTCTACATGTATACACCCGTCGATGATATACATCTCAAGCTCGTAGCCTTTATCAAGAAGCGAGCTTATCTCCCGTTCTGTAGGTATTCTCTTCAAATCTTTCATCTCTCTTATTCATTATATTTTTGGCGATATTCATATAAATCGCCTTTTCTGTGTATTTATATTTCAGTTTCACAATCTCGAAGTGCCCTTCTATATAACAGTACTCATAAAATTTTGGCGGGAGTTGAGCCATAATTCTCCTCTTAGTCGCATATTCATTATAATGCGACATGATGCCGAGATATGAGTTGACAGAAGCTATCTCTTTGACCATATCATCTATCACTCCATTTTCTGCTGCCATTCCTAATCTTCTTACGGCTAGTGCAAAACTATTGACGGTATGATTGGCTACATAAATTCTGCCAGGTTTAATGATAGCACCCGTAAACTTGACTCCCTTAGAGTAGTGCTGGATATAGGTTTTCTTCTCGTTAAGCCTCAATCCTAGATTTCCTAGTTCTTCCCTCAACATAGGAATAATGGCTAGCAACTTCGCTTTATCTCTGCTTACGAAAGATATATCATCCACATATCTGTCATGTTTTACGCATACCGCATCAATCTTCCAATCGATAACGTTGAGCAGAAAATTGGCAAACAGCTGAGCAAACAGATTACCGATAGCGATACCTCTGTCTTCACCGTTAGTGAATAGAGACTTCTCTTTAGGGATATGATTCCACATCCACAGAGGACTCCTTCGCTCGCAGTTAAGTTCTGGCCTGTGCATAATGACAAGTTTACACAACCATCTGAGATCCTCTTTATCATCGCCTTCGTAGTGTTCGACGATAAAATCATCTATCATCTTCGCCAACTTCGACTTGATGATACTCATAAAGAATCCCTTCAGATCAACCTTCATCACATAGGCATCCTGGGTATAATTCCCGCTCTCTTCGCGTATGTCTTCTGCCAGTTGAGTAACGCCAGCAAGCTGGCCTTTACCTTTGCGGCAGTTATACGTTCTGTCACAGAATATCTGCTCAAAAAGCGGTTCGAGTCTCAGCGCGATATAGTGATGGATAATGCGGTCTCGGAAATCGCCTGCGAACACTTCGCGATAGCGAGGATAGCGGACGACAAAGCAGATAGACTTTCCGATCCTATACTGACGCGAGTTAACTTCATTCATCAGTTCAACGAGATTGTGAACGTAATTAAGCTCGAACTCCGTAGCGCCGACTGTGCTCCGTTTTCTTTTCCGGCAGTCGAAATATGCTTCTAGAATCGTTTCAAAATCTATCATTTTTATTTTATATGAATACGTCTTCTTAATTAGTGCTGAAACAGGGCGAACTCTGTTCTGGTTGAACTTATAGTTGGTGTTCATGTTGCCATCGCTCAGATTCAAGTTCCAAGCGTTATCAGCCGAGTTCTGGGTTAACGCCACATATCTTATTCTTTACCATGTATGATGGTTGTGGCCCATTTATCAAGAAGACAGTTCTCCTAGTTTGGACTTACCTCCCTAGCTCTGACTACGTTCACTCTCTGACCTTTTTAAGGCTTTGATAAGCGAACCCTTCCATGCTGTACTTTGCCGTCCTATGCTATCCATCAGCAGGAGTAAGTTAGCTAACTTACCCTTGCCTTTTATCCACTGATGTTCTCCAGCTATCTCAATCAGAGTATTCAGTAATTCCAGGTTAGATTGCAGTTCGACCATATCGGCGATTCTCGCCTCCAGATCTCTTCCCATATAGACTCTTGCGATAATATGAAGAGAATCGATTGCTGTGCGTTCGATTCTGTCTCCAACCACATATCTCTGTTCTTTCGGAAAATCTTTGATGATGTAAATCACCTCATTCAGGAACTTCTTTGTTTTTCTATATATTTCAGTCTTGCTTGCTATCTTTGCTGTCATTTTAAATACCTTTCTTTATGAGAACTTGCTAAACCCACGCCCCTAAGGACGTGGGAGGATTAAAGAACTAACTACTAACTACCATAAAAATGCTGAAACAGGGCGAACTCTGAACTGGCCGAACTTATAGTAGGTGCGCATGTTGCCATCGCTCAGATGCAAGCCCCAAGCGTTATCAGCCGAGCCCTGGGTACTAGACCAGTACCAGGTCTTCTGCAACTGAGTAGCACCGGTAATCTTAGACAGGGCATAGTTTACCTTATCGAAGTTTGCCCAAATTAAAGCAAGTTCCGCGAGAGATGGCAGCCACCATGAGCCTGCGAGCAGGCCTTTGTTGTTTGCGTTGGCGCGCGCATACTTATTACAGAAGCCAGGAGCATAATCTGCTGTATTGGTGATATTCGTTGTTGTGCTCGCCTTGATGATGGCTGCTGTGTTCGCCTTACCAGTGAAGTCGGCAAATGCGATCAATCTGTCGCCCGTTGTGGTTACACCGCTTATTTGGACACCATCACCCTTGCTTGCATCGTTGCCATTAGAGTCTTTAATCTTGGTAGGCTTAGAGCTCCATGGAAGACCTGCGCTAGCTTCTGTTGGGGCAATAACGACATGCTTACCACCCTCCACGAGCAGCACACCATCGGCAATCTGTCCGGCTGCCTGAAGCGCAGGCCAGTCACTAACTCTAACCGCCAAAGGAAAACCATCGCTCAGGCGATGATACATGATGAATACGCCATCATACATCTGTAATGAGCTGGCATTGATAGCCTCGATCATTGAGTTTTTACTTGCGTTAGTAACGGCCTGACCGTTTGCGCTAAGCCAGGTACTAATTTTTTTTGTTTGGATTCCCATAACTTTTAATTTAGAATTAATACATTAATTACTTATTCTCTTCCTTGCTGCCAAAGATGCGCTCTACCGCCTCGATTACGCAAGGTGCGCAGCAGCGCTCTACAACTGAGCGGATGATTTCCACCTCACGCTCATTATACTCGGTATCGGCATTGCCGTTCCACATCTTTGTGGCGAGAGCTGTACCCTCTAAACCTAGGCCATTGCCCTGGTTGTAGATAAGGTTCGCAATACTCTTGCGAAGATTGATTACCTGGCAAGACGACTTGTCGATTGAGGTGTAAACCTCTACATTCTCTAAATTTCGTTTCATATTTCTTATTTACTTAACTTTTATGTTAATGATTAACGTATTGCGCAACCCAGATACTTCCCGTAAAGACTAGCCAGCTGAACTGGTTTTTAGTACCAGAGTACCACGTCTTAGTACTGCCGTCCGCACCTTCTCCGAAGATTACATGGCTAGCATGGATATCAACCCTACCGTTACCCTGAATGATAAGGTATTCCTGTCCTTTAACAGGGGTCCGAGGGAGGGTTAATGTGATAGCCCCACTATTCGTGCAGTAGACGGTATGGTCGTAGATATCGAGAGTCGTGCTGATACTGATGTCGCGGATATACGGACGGAGACCGGCAATATCGCCAGAAACTACCTGTATAGCGTGATTGGTTTTTGCACCACCCGTAGCGCTGATTCTCAGACCGATACTGTTCTGGCCGTTAAAAGAAGAAACATCAAGACCGATACTGTCAGCTCTTTTATTGCCGATTGAAGTCAAGCTGATACCGATGCAATCGTACGCTGAAAGCTTATCTGGCAATCCGGATAGGCTCTTACGTATTTCTATTGCGGCAGAGACTAACTTCGGGTATTTATTGGAGAAATCGTTGTTTATAATCTCGTAGCTATCCACCTGCCACATTTTGACATATCCGCCCCATCCAGTTCCTTTATAGGTATAATTATCTGCGCTCAAGCCGAAAGTATAACCGTCATCGCTAATCCATACAGACCTTGCATACAGGTGACGATCATCTTCGTTTTCGATGCCGGCATTATATTCTTCTCCATAATATATGCCAGCTTTTGTTTCGAAAACAAACGGATTATTCTTCCCAAAATAGCAACAGGTCATGTGCGCAGTGCCATCTTTCCTAACGTGAAACGAAGCATCCTGTGGGTCGGCAGCACCTATCCACAGAACATACTCACCTCTATCTCCTCCGAAGTCCGTCACCTTTCCGCTAGGAACTCTGAACGATGCGAACAGCGTCCCGTTCTCATTATCGTTATACAGGTTTATCTCATTCGACCCAAACAGGTTAATTTTGGCATTATCTGCCAAAAAGAACTGGGTGGCGATGAAGGTAAAGTTTGACATATCGGCAGAGGTCCAAAACTTCGCAAACTCGGCATTTTCCGGGGTGTTGCGAACATCATCTGTGCCGGTAGATTTATATGACTGAAGGCAGCGATACCAAACCTTATTTATAAGCACTACATCCAGGAACCTCTCATCGTTGCTACCGGCATAGTACTGATAAGGTGCATCGGATGTAGCTGATACAAAACCTACATGCTGTCGCCATATTGGGCCACTACTTCCTCTGGCTCCAGGATCACCTTGCCCTCCAGGCTTACCATCGACACCATTCTGCACAACGGTAAGAGTGTTGGATGCAAGTATCTTCAGCTGCATATCATCGCTGGGTACTCCGAGATTTCTACACAGATTGTCGATGTAGTCGTACGAGCCATCGACCTTGATAGGCTTGTCATACCACACAAACTTAATCAGTCTGATACTTCCTTCATTGACGTTGCACGCAGCCATCGCGTCTGAGATACTGCAATTACCTCTGGAACTGGAATACTTATAGCCACCAGATCCATCTGGTTTCTTCATTAAGATACAGGTTCCTGACGATCCAATGAACATGACCAGGTAATTGTAGGTACTGCAGATATCCTGCTGTTCCTCGCTATCGCCGCCAACATGCTTGATGAAACGGAAATTGCCCAAGTTAGTCGTGAGGAATTCACCCGTTTCGCCATCCGCAGTTACAGAATTGGTATCTAGCGCAATCTCGTAAGAAATTGCGCTGATACCTCTTCTGATATATTTAACCGTGCCTACACATGATGCTACTTCTATCATAATTCATTATTACTGAATTAAACCTGTTATGACATAATTTGCGCCTCCATTCTGCGACACCTCATCCTCTGTAATGCAGAATGGCGTAGCGACATTAATCGGAGTACCCGCCGGATTGTAGAATTTCATCGCGAACGTAACACCTGAGCTGATTAAGGTTTCTCCGCGATACATCTTTGGAGCCCAGGTTACATTACTGTTCGAACCCTCTATGATTTCCTCCTCAGGCGGGGTTGGGTTAGGAACGACTCTGAGTTCGTCCGTATGGTCCTCTACTCTTTGGATGTCTGAACCGATGCCGGCTACGGTAACCTTATAGAGTCTCGCGTTGCTCACATCTGTCAGATTTACCGTGATTTCCTTACCAGTATACCCAACGCCCAAAGCCTCGAAATCTCCGGAATCACCTGTTGCTTCCCAGGTATAGGTCGGGTTACTGATAATTGCTCCACCAGTATCATCGATGTTTGCCTTCAGTTTAATGCTGGCATGATCCTTGTCAAGAATGCCTCCATTGCTTGCCGATATGCGAACCATCATACCATTCGAGGTACTTTCCAGGACAGGAATAGTGTAAGAACCTGGTATCTTCTTAGAGTTATTGCCATCGGCAACGGTTCCAACGAACTCGATAAGTACCGGAGTCGCATTGAATGGAACGACAAGATTCTTGAGAATCTTGAGTCCAGCTCTTGTCTTCTTTTTCGCGTCAGCAGCGATATACTTGAAGTGTCCGGTCTCTCCGTAGAAATTCTGTGTAGAGATACCGTCTTCCCCGAATGTAAGCTCGACACCGTTGGCTGTCCACTTGGCATTATTCGGGTACACCTCGGCACCTTTCTTGCTGTTCGTTATGTAAGCCTCAATAGTAGGCTGTTGTACCGGGTTTGTGAAATCCGGTACTATGCCTGATGCCGCGTTGTTGTTGACATCGTACGATGCGTATTTCTGACGGATATCGCCAAAATCACTTACCATCTTAATAAAGTAGGTTCCACCCTGTTTAGTGTATTCTACGGAACCTACCGCCTGCGCTTTATTTCCCATAATTAAGCCTCCTTTTCTTTATTGTTACCGTCTGCTTCGTCATCCTCTGAAGTTTCTTCAGAACCTTTGTCTGTAGCCTCTGAGTCTGGCGTATCGTTATCTTTCTGCCCTCCGAAATAGTCTGGAGTATAACACCCGGCAAGGTCGTCAGTATAACCCCAGTATTCATCGTTAGCCTGATTGGTTGTCAGAAGCGCGCCTCCCACATAGTTGGCCCGTTTCTTGAGCGTATCACCAGGAACCTGGTTCAAGTCGCCCATCCAGAGCAGGATATTTCCATCCTTTGTTCTGTTTCTAAGTACCGGGTTGCAGAATCTTTTTGCAACCTCAGGTGTCACCTTGATATAATAAATCATACTTCTATAAATTAAAGATTAAACAATTACTTACCTACTATGATAGCCCCGTCTTCATCAACCAGATAATTGCCGTCATCGTCGACGAAGATTTTAGTCGCTCCCAGATCTTCCATCGTATTTTTAATAGCCATGCCATTAACGAATGGTATCTTCGGACTCAGGCCTTCCGCTACGACTTTAAAGTCAGAATCACCAGGATTCTTTACGTGCCACCGGATTTTAAAGAATTCCTCAATGTTATTTATCTCCGTGTTCTTTACAAAGAGATGAGCCGTCGGATTGATATACGACAGATTCTCATCGTCTGTATTGCCAACCCCAGAATAAGACGGATCGTATGCCGGCATTTTTCTCAAGGCAGCAAACTCTTCGCTCGGATCAGTATCGCCCAGGGAATCGCTCGACTTTAATCCGTCAACCCTGTACATAGCTTTGCATACGTAATATTCTGCATCGCCTATCAGGTCTCGGTCGATGGTCAGCTTGTTTCCTGAAACCGCCACTTCCTTACCATCGACTACCGCCGTCTTAGTAGGGAGGGATACCACATCGATATCCTTATCTGCGGAACCCGTAATCAGTTCCAGAGAATAGGTTTCGCCGGAAATATTGGTCTTGCGATACCAGAAGAAACGAGTATTCTTGCTGTTTGTCACATCTGTTTTTCCGTCCGTCAGCATAGCCTCGAATGTAACGTTCTTCGCATCGGTAAGCGGATTCCATACAGATACCATAGGAGTAACATGAAGCACCGGAATAGGCCGTTCCGTATCATCACAGAAGACGGTCTTCTGCCCGAGATACCGGATTACCTGTTTCGATAGCGGATTGGTATACGATGCTTCGAATTCCAGTCTGATAGGATCATTAACAGACGAATTCCTCTTAACGACAAGCATACCCTTAACCAGTCCGTCGGAAGAGTCTCCGATGATTTCGTAATCGTCTCCTGTCGAAATCTGAGTTCCACGGACGTACTTTTTCGAAGATGAATTGTATACCAGCTCATACCATGCGATAGAAGTCAGCTCGTCATTCACATAAGCCTTTACAGTCTCCGAATTCGGATTGATGGCATTACAATGAGGAAAAAGACAGAGGTGAGCACCCGTCTTGTAGTTAGGGCTCCAGCCTCCATCACGGCTATTATATGCCTGCCGGTCAGGAACTCCTCCATAAGGAACAATCTCGCAGATCGCATCCAGCGGAGTGTATTTTACACTTAACTTTCTGGTTTTAGAACCGATTATCATTACCATATCAATAAATTATTTAAAGATTACACAAATATCGAAGATTCTGCATAGGCAACTCTTGAGCGAGATGGCTGGACCGTTTCTTCCAGGAGTTCCACTTCGACCTTAAACTTGCAACTCCACCTCTCGTCTGCGTTGGTTCCGAGATCCTTCCAGGTAATCGGAACGGCAAAGCCTGCATCAGCATGCTCGATAGCCCAGGCGTTGTCTTCCTGCACATTACCGGTATCTCTGGTCCATATAACTCTTTTTGCTTCAACATAGTCATTAACCGACCGGTTGTAGAGAGTAGCTTCGAACGAAAGCGTGGTAAAAACGTTATATTGGCCTTCATCGTTGAGTTTAGATATTTCGTCACAATCAAAGCTCCATCCTTGAGCAGATGTCATCTCGACCTTGAATTCCGGATTGCCCTCAACAAACGCCCAGCCTGTACTTGCATATTTAGGCTCTGCCTGAGTCTTGTCTTCCAGACAGCGCCACCGGCAACCGTAGTGCCATACGTCATGTACTTCAGTAGCGATACACCTGTAAGGTTCCTCACTCTTCGCGATATCGAGCGACCATTTTCCGCGGTCAACAACATCCTGCTTAACGTTGCCCTGGTAATCTGTACGGATAATATTCTGAACCGCCAAATATTTAGCGTAGAAGGCTCCATCGCGCTTGTCGGCCAAAGGATAGTTAGCGAAGACGAAGTGAAGCGCATCCGGAAGCTTACCGATGGCAAGGGAATAATTGCTCTTGTCGATGATAGGCTTAGTAACATGATCGAGCCAGACGAGTATGCCCTCTGAAGATGAAATATACCAGCAACTCTGCCTGTCTTCATCTGTAGCATTACCCCATCGGATCAGCCTGGCAAGCTCGCAGGGAGGATAATTCTTCCGACTCGGCACCTCATTATCCGGATAACATACTACCTCGATGCTATTCTTGACGGTATTGACAGATAGTACGCGCATCCACATATCATAATACTTGCCGCCAGTAGCGAGAGCGTTGACAGATGCCAGGATAACATCGTTTTCCTTAAAGGCAGTAAAATCGCCTTCCCACCGTTTCTGCAACTGCAGAGTATAGGTAATATTGCCGCCTTCAGTAGCGGGAGCATTCTCTTCTACAGAGTCAACCAGTCCGGATTCGGTAAACACAAAGTTGCTCTCCATTGCCGTCTGGCGGTTGACGATAAGCTCCTTAGCGATGATGGAACTGCGAGACGTAATGCTCTCGAATTCAGCGTTTCCACGTTCATCGATACGTCCTCCCGAACCTGTAAGTATTCCAGGAATAAAACCACCAAACTGTGCACCTGAAAGAAACTTGATCAGAGCGCTTGCCGTATCTTCGATATCCTTGCGGAGTATTTTCTTGCTAGCCTTGCCGTTTTCAGAAAAATCATCGGTTTCATCGGCATATCCTGCCTTGATTTTCTTGTCGAGATAGGTAATGTATCCGTTGAATTCCGACAGGGCGTCCAGCACATCGATATTCCTATGACTATGGCCAACGCCACCTCCGCCAGTATAAGAACTGGACAGTTGCCCTACCAGCTGGGTGAAGATAGCAGCCAGCGTAGTTACTCCCCACTCTTCTGAATAGGGGTTCTGAACCGGGAAGAGAGCCCCGCTACTGAGCGTCAGCCTTTGGCATTCAACAAGTCGCGGGGCGATAGTAAAATTTCCCAGATCCGGAAGCTGGATATCCAGCTGCTTAAAGCTTCCTACCTCCGAGCGCGAAATATTCAGATACGGACGGGCATCTGAATATTTATATGTGAAGGTATAGTTCGAAGGGAGCTCCTTCGCCTCGTAGTTCACGTCACTCTCGGTAACGGTTATCTTCCTGAGAGCGCTACCATGGTAAACATACTTGCCCAGAGACGGGAAGAAATCGAGTAGCCATTGGCGCTCTTTCTTATCCAGGAATCCGGTATTCTTCTTGAATTTTCGGGTGGTATCTACGCGGTATTCTTCAGAGTCTTCCTCTATTTCTGCCACATTATGTGTATGTTCTGCAGTATTTTCGCTGTTGCCGTAAGCACGGAAACAGTCTACACCTCCCAGCGAATTCTCGAACAGGAACCATTCTTCTTCCTCGCTCTTCATACCACCGGCAAAGTATTGCTGTACGTAGGTAACCCGCTCTCCAGCCTGCTCTACCCAGATTTCGTAAACATGTGGCAGAATGCCATCGCCTAACAGTTTGGCGATGATGGCGTATTGTACCGGAACAGTATATACCTTTCCTGCCTCCAGGCTTGCCAGCGTCAGTACCTTCTCTTCGTAGCCGTGTCCGTTCGGTATATATGCCTTACACTTCACCTCGCAAGCTTCAGCTGCATAATAAGTGAGAAATTCCGGAGAGTAATAGGTTACCTCCTTCGTCTGCGGCTGCCAGGTGAGGAAATTGGTTTTCAGAAAATTTGCTGCCGAATCTGCCAGCCTGTCTACGCCGGCACGTATCACAGAGAAGGAAATCTCCTTCTTGCTGTCTTCGCTGCCAACCTCGTAAACCGTTGCCGCAAAGTCTTTCATGATATTCGGCTGGATATAAGGTTCAATACTGTCCTTCACCTCGAAACTGAGCAGAGGAAGGATGATATCCTTGACGGACACCGTAACTCGGTTCTTATCGTTCGGCGTATAGGTATGCTGGACGATATTTGCGCTTGAGCCTTGATAGCGTAGGGCGAAAACCACATCTGTCTTCGAGCTGCTGTATATCTCGAAGGCATTCATGGAACCTACCATGCTCAGAGCATCTGGATATAATAAAACCTGTATCATCTTAATCTTGTTTTATTTTTATCACAAAATTAAGATAATACAGGTACATAGCAAAGGACTAGAAGCCTTTACACCTTGATACACTCCAACCAGGTAGTCGTGCAATGGTACACCCATTTGCTGTGACGGAACATCGTTGCGTGTCGGGTTTTCTGACTCACGAAAGATTTCTGCAGGCCATACTTCTGGCCAACATACTCAGCTGAAGGGAGAGGAGGATAGATAATCTTGAAGGTGCGGTCCCTGTCATCTCCTGAATTCCTGTAATCATCCTTAGATACCTCTACCGTCTCTTCGAATCCGAGCCACTCGTATTCGCAGTTCATCGCCGGCATGACGGCTTCCAGACTCTCTGCCTCGTTAACAGGAGTAGTGAGAGCGATGGTTCTGAGCTCGCTTTCCGTTGGCTCACTCTTTCCTCCGAGGGTGAACTTCAGTTTATTGAAGAAGAAACTTACGCCCCTGATTACAACCTTTGCGTAAGAAGGAAGATTCTGCTTCTGCGACTGGGAGAGGAGCAGTTTTACCTTGAGTTTCTGGAGTGAATTCCTGAGCAGGAGATCATACTGCCGGTAGAACTTCTCAAAGATGCCGTCCTCGCCATTATATACCAGGGAATAGTCGAACAGTTTCCGGGGTGTAGGATCTGCTGGCCGATGTGTACCGAATTTGTCCGAAACTGATACATGAATATCGTATGCCGTCACGGTTCCGCAAGGCATGTTATCGGTTCCCATGTATGGGAAGGCGAGCATAACGGGAGTCGTAACTGCATCTTCGCTGGTTTCTGAATTGTCTTCCGTTGCCACCTTCATCGAAGAGTTGAGCGTAGCATAATCTCCGATATACAGCCATCTGCCCATATCTCTCGTGATAGTCTCTCCGTCCACTTCCTGCTTATACTGCAGCATTCTTACTTCCGGTATCATTTCCGGTATCTCCACGTCTTGCGTATCAACATCATCTTCGCCGGCATCGTAACTCTGGGAACACTCCCCTATTTTGGTTTTCACCTTATAGTCGCCAGAGAATCCGTTCTTATAGAAGCAACCTTCTTCATTACTGAAGTAGGCGCCAGAATTCTTCGCTACCATATCCTTGATATCGTCATAGCTGTCTTCTGCATCGCTGTCTGCCTGGTGTTTCGCACGCAGGACCACGCGCTTGTAATCGGATGCAGCCTTATAAGATAAGGTAGGCTCTTCGGTCATCTGGCGGGTGAGATCAGCAACTGGAGCGCTATCTACCACATCTCTCAGGAAGATGATATCTGCAGTATGGGTTCCTTCGTCTGAGACGAATTCGCAGAGGAACTTTTTCCGAAAAACTGAGAGGAAATCTGATACCGACACGTCCGGAAGAAGATCCTCGATGCGGATATGTCCGTTCACCATCACGTCTATCACATTATTAAGCAACACCATCTTATTAAATGGTTTCGTCCTGGTGAAGAAATTCTCCTTGAGGTCATACCCGAAGTATTTGAAAACACGCTTGAGAACATAGTTGGCACGGATGAACGGGGATATATAATAACCCTTATCCAGACTGATCGGTATCTCGTTTACATATTCCGTAACCGGATATACGTTCCAGAAGGTATTGTCTCCTGTGTTGCAGAGAACTACTCCGAATTTTTCCGGGGCAGCCACATACTCGTAGCCGCCACCTTCCTTGTATCTCCAGTAGTTGGCATTAGGAAGTTTCTGAAGCCTGCCCAGCTTGTTCAGTATCTTATAGGTATATTCCTTGTCCATGCCCGAGTCATCGGTAAGCAGAACCGGGAAAATATCATAGTTCTCGTTCTCGCCCCCTACGAGAGATCTGCAGAACTCGATGCACTCGTCTACGGTTGTGCACCCGGGTATCATCTCGTCCTTGAAGATACTCTTCAGCTTTACGTTCTGTATCTTCGAGTAGAAGGATCCGTCGTTGATGTAGAAGGAAGAGGAGATGTTTCCCTTGTGCTGTGCCGAGAGCACAATCTGCCGGCATTGGGCGAAATACTCGCCGTCTTCGATGCTTACGTTCGTAGCCACCATCTTGTCTCTCATTCCGAAGGTATCGGGATAGTTCAGTATCATGCGGTTGTAATCGCTTGCCGGAATATCCAGCGGGGAGGTCGTTTCCCCGTAATCGTTGAAGAACGGGTTGGTACGTTCTACCTCCAGCTTGGCACCTTCGCTGAGCTGGTAGGCCTTTCCTTTATCCAGATTTGTTATTTTCATGTTCAGAAGATTTTATTTTTTAGCAAACTTTCTCGCCTGATTTCTCAGTTCCTGTTTGGCGTCCAGATCCGAGAGTGATACAAACGAGCGGATTCCGTCTCTCCTAAGCTCTCTGAGCAGTTCCAGAAGCTCATCATTATTGCGTCCCGACGTAGCATTTCCTGCATCGCGATGCGCAGATTCCTGCGTCCGGACGTAAAAATCTGCCCCTCCCGGAGCGATTTCCTGACTGATCCGGGCAGACTGGCGTGCTATGCTTCCACCCAGCGCCCTGCCCTGCATGGCCATCAGATACTTGCTCATATCGAAGGTTCTTATCTGTCCGGCACGCTGGGCTGCATCCATCAGGTTGATGAGCGGAGCGATGGTAGGGTTCTCCAGGGCTGCATTCGATGCCACCCACTCCTTGCTCTTGCCTCTAGGTCCCTCGCCCACGATGACGGTAGGACGATCTACGTACCCTCGCTTACCAGGTGAGTATTCGGCATTGAAGTGCTTGCCGTCCTGCTCGCGCTCTACATCGATGCGTCCTCCGCTCTCTCGACCGCTTGCCACACGAGTACCGGCAGAACTGGTTCCGCTGGCTGAGCCGTTAAGGGTCATGCGCTTCACCTTCTGGCGCTCAGCATTCGCCACGGCAAGCTGGGCTGCACCTGTCACTCCCATCAGGGCAGCTGCCACACTTCCGGCTATCGGACCCATCTCGCTGTATGCCTTCATGATAGAGGTGGCAGTATTCGAGATAATCTGAGCTACCTGCATGGCGAAGTTCACGTCGGCATACTTTTTCTGAATCTTCAGCTTCTCGTTGGCTTTTTTCTTCTCCAGTTTCTCCTGGAGTGCCGTATTACCCTCGGCTGCCTTAATCTCTGCGTCATACTTGGCGTCTACATTCGCCATCTCGGCATTCTGCAGCGCGGTCACGGTATTGCTGAAGAGTTCTGTGTAGTACTGAGCCTGCTTCATGAAGGACTCTCTCTTCAGCTGCTGTACCTTCTGTTCATATTCCTGCTGCGTGATATACTGGTTGTCGAGAGCCTGCTGCAGTTGCTGCAGTTGCCGGTCGTACTCGCTCTGCTGGTCAAAACCGAGAGCCTGCCTAGCCTGCTTCTCCTTGTCGGCCTGCTGGGCAAGCTGCTCATTATGCTTTGCCGTATACTCCGCCACTATCTGAGTCTGGATATCTTTATATGCCTTCTCCAGCTGGGCAGTATCTTCCCCGTTCTGCTTGGCCATATTGAGCGCAGCCTGATAATATCCCTTCAGAACTTCCAGTTTCTGGTCGCGTTGCTGCTCCAGGGTCAGTTCCTGCTGCGTCTCCCCTTGCTCCATCACCTTTGCCAGGGCGTCCTGATAAGCCTGTTCTACTGTCACCTGCTGCTCGAAATGAGCCTGTTCTGCAGCCCGGAGGTTTGCCTGCTGTTTATCCTGGAGTGATTTCTTCTTCTCTCCGTCCTTGATACCGATATTCTGCGACTGCTCGCTATACGAGGTTTCGATGGCGAGGATGTTGGCGGTATGCTGGGTCTTCAGAGCCTGCATGGCGAGATCATACTTCTCTTGAGACACCTTCTTCTGAGCGAGAGCCATTTCCCAGTTGTTCACATCCTGCTGATAGTCCTGATTGGCGGCATCGATATCTGCCTGTCGGTTTTCTGAAAATCTCTCCGATGCGATATCGTCAGGATTAGGCTTGGAGGTGGTATTTGTGGTTCCGGTATGACCACCTGCTCCACTATGGCCACCTGTTCCGGTGTGACCTCCCGTTCTACCACCACCGCCGTCTCTTGTGCCTGTTTTAGGAGTCACAGGACCGATATTCGCAATCTTGGAGTTCAGCTCGTCTATCTTTCCGTTTACGCGGTCTATCTGCTGCTCGGTATTATAGAGCGCCTTCTTGGCATTCGTTTCCGTATCTGTGCCGAAGAACTTGGAGACACCTCTGATAAAACTATTCTGTGGATGAAGGATGTTGTCTGTTTTTGCATCATGATAAGTCTTATCCTGCTCGTCTCTCTTATCCTCAAGGTCGCTTTTCTGCTTATACAGGTCCACAAGCTTATCCTTGTATGCCTTCAGTTTGATTTCCTTCTCCAGAGAAACGAGATAGTCATCAATGGCACTCTTGTTGTCCCTTGTCAGTCTGCCCTCTTCAGAGAGCAGGCCATTATAACCAGGAATAATCTTCTTGAGTTCATTGAGAGCCTCCTTACGGCGGTCCATGGAGATCTTCTCGTTGCGCATGGTTTCATTGAGCTGCTTCACCTTGGCGGTCTGCTCGTTCACCTGGGCATTCAGGTCTCGCTCCATGGTTTCCAGTTCCTTGGCCGAAGCTGCTGCCTCTTTCTGCTTTTTGTGCATATCCCATAACTTCAGGGAGAGAGCCGTTACTCCTGCAGCAATCAGACCGAAGACGCTTGCCTTCATCGTTGCATTCATGGCGGTCCAGGCATTCTTGGCAAGCGTCACCCTGCCCGTGAGCAGGTAGAAGCCCGCCTGCAGCAGTTTCATGAGTCCGGTTCCGGTAGCGCAGATTACGTTCCATGCCTGCTGTGCTGCGGCAGCACCCTTGGTTACAACGATATTCGTCTTGATGGCGTTGCTGGTGGCAATCGCTACAACCGTGAAGGCTGTGAGCAGAATGCCGAGCGTCTTCACCACGCCCTGATGCTTCACGCACCAGGAGATGAGACTGATGGTGTTCAGCTGCATATCTGCATAGGCATCATCCCATTGTTCTTTGAGCGGAAGGATTTCGTCTCCCAGAGCCTTCTGGGCGTTCTGCAGTTCTACCGTCTTCTGGGCTGCCCGGTCGGCTGCGCTGATATAGGTCTCTCCTGCCTCGGCAAGCTGGGTATCTACAATCTCTGCCACAGCCTTCATGAAGTCGCCCGTCTCCTTGGTCTTTTCTGAAATCTCGGCTGCGGATATTCCCAGGTTGTCAAGAATCAATGGGGACTTGCGACCCAAACCAGTCACGATGCTGTTGGTCATGTAGTCAACCGACTGGCCTGTCTGTTGTGCCTTCAGTTGGGCAAACTGCAAGTACTTACCGAGGTCTTCGAGTGGTATGTGGAAGTCTTTGGCTTGCACGGCTGCGGTCATCAACTGCACATCGTTGACTGTGTTCTTGGTTGCCTTGCGAAGATTCTCCAAGAGGTCAGGCTGATCCATATCCTTGAAAGCCTTGGTCACACCATCGGCGGTTTCTGCCATCTCCAAGCCACCATCAATAAGTTCTTTGACGGAATCTTTGAAACCTTGTGCGTAACTACCAAAGAGTTCTGCTGCCTTGGTCATCATGTTACCATATAGCATTCCGTTAGCTTGGTCGCTAGCCGCAAGTTCACCAAAACTTTTAGCGTTCTGTTTCAATTCAGCCATTCTACTGCTTACCTCTTGCAACTTTTGCTCCAATATATCATAAAGTTTTGGGTTGAGCGTTTTTGAGGTGTTTTCAAATTCCTTCTGCAAACTTTTCTGCTGCTTCTTCAATTGACTCATAGTCATATCAAGCACATTGAGTTTACTGGTCTGCTCGCCTATCTGAGAGGTAAGGTTGCGAATTTCCTTACCAGTCTCGGTATATTGCTTCTTGAGGTTCTTGTAGGTATCAGTCTCTTTCTTGCCAGCTGCCTCCAGCTGAATCATCTGGCTGAGTCGTGCCTTGTTCTCGGAGCGCAGCTTCTTGCTCTGCTGCTCCAGCCGGTATATTTCCTTTTGGGCTGCTGCCGCCTTCACATCGACGGTGTAGCGAATTTCGTCTTCCGTTAAATGTTTACTTGCCATAACTTATGATTTTTGAGGGTTGAGTGACTTTTCCAGTTCCTGACGGATGCCTTGGCGTATCTCATCCGTGAAGCCATAACGGAGCTTAGGGAACGTCTCGTGATAGAGCACGCCCCATACCACACGGTTGTAGAGTGCAAGGTTCCTGCGCTTGAACTTGCTGATGCGGTCGTTGCGCTGGCGGTATTGCATATCGAGGAAACGGAGATAAGGAAGGATGCGCACGAAGATGGTGCGGTTCTCGCCCGAAATCTGGCTGTCGAACGAGTGTGCGGAAAGCGTGGTGAGAAGTCTTCCGGTACGGCGCTGGAAGTTGCTGCGCACCACGTTCTCCTGTGTGGAGTATATCTTCAGGATACCTTCCTGAAGAGTCTCGTGAACAAATTTCTTTTTAACAAGACTGTCTGTTACCATATTCTTTATACATTACTAATTAGCAATGCAAATATAATAACAGGCGAGTATATGGCAAAGGACTAGTACCTGAAGAACTTTACGTATATAAGTATTCCAAACAAAGGAGTAAATATGGTACATAAAGTCAGATAAACAAGCCATTTTGCAAACATCCTCGAGCCGACAACAAACGGTCCAAGAACAAGCGCAATCACGAACGACACGAACTGCACGAAGCCAAAGAAAGTATCTAACATAATCTATATATTTTAATGTGTTACTAATTCTCGGGTGCAAAGATACACCACTTTTTCTGAAAAACCAAATTTATGCTCCAGAAAAAATGGCCACCCTCACGGGCAGCCATCCTTAATTAGAGAATTGACTAAATTTAAATATTTGTCACTTTATAACATGATAAACTAGAAAACTACTATTCTTTTTTGTTAGCGAGCACTCGGGTTGCGATGAACATATTGTAGTCTGCCTTGTTTATCTCGAAGACAGACGAAACATGAATGCGATTTAAATCGAGCGCCTCGTCCTCAAGATGCTGATCTCTGGTATCTTGAATTGTTTTCGTCAACGGGAATGTACCATCAACAGTCGAACTGGCAACCATGTCGTGCCGGACATCGTAGCGACCATCCTTAGAAGGAATTATGACTTCTGCATAGAAGTACTTCATAGGCTTCTCCCCTGTCAGCAGTTCGCCCAGTTTCTCGTGCATCTCCTTGAGCTGTTCATCGGTAATGCCCGAGATGTACATGCCGTTCATGCTGAGCATGTGTTCGCGTGCCGGCTTGCCGGCAACCATCACTTCGCACTCCTCAAAGATAGGGTGCATTCTTTCTTCCTGTACGTTGGCTACAACATTAGCTGCAGCATCTTTATTCTGATTTTCCATAATTTACTAGTTTAATTATTATTGTTACTGATTGGCTTGTTCTCTGGAGCCCCTTATCCGTTGTTCATGGATTTCCACTTGGCCAAAGTCATATTGAGTGGCTTAGCCTCCTTAGCTCCATATGGAAGAGTATAGTAGCGATGATCATACCATCGGATAATAGTCTGTTTGTGTGGAGCATCCTCGATGAAATCAACTGATGCGACAATTTTGTTGTCTCTCCGAAATTTGAGTTCCACCTTATGGGCGTTCATACTTTTGCCAATATCCATGAAGTACCGGTGCTTGAAGATATCCTTGGTAGTCAGCTTAGCTGTGCGTCTTCTGCAGTTTCTACTTTTCTTCATCGCTCATTTCTCCTTTCTTGTCTTTGGTCCAGCCTGGGTGCAGGAGTCCTTCGGTACCTTGCGAGAGTACCCCCCCAGAATTTCTATAGCGCTCGAAGATGTTGTGGCGCTTGGACTGAATTTCCTCGTTGACGGCAGCCCAGCGGTTCTTGGCTTTAGCCTTGCCTTCGTTGTGGATTCGCCCGGCCTCGTTGCGCTCTTTCTTCAGCTTTCTGAGGGTCAGTTCGTAATTCTCCTTGGCTATTTCGAGCTCTTCGCGGGCTCCGCGGAGTTCAAGGTTCGCCAGGTGCTCCTTCTCCAATATGGCATCCATGGTGTCGTCATACTCCTGCTGAAGGTCGGCAATCTCGGTGGCATAGGCTGTTCTCGCCTTCGAGAGTTCAAAGGTGTTCTTTACTAACTGAGCATGGAATATCTCAGTTGTCATTATCTCTTTAGCAGTTTCTACTGCTCCGTCTAATACGGTCTTGATATCTTTTTCGTTACTCATTTTTTAATGTGAATTTAATCGTTTGTACTCTGCCAAGTTCATGCTGATTCTCTCCAGGTATATGCCCCGCGTATTAGGAGCTGAGTAATACCTGCCGTCGAGCCAGACGATGATGGCGCGGTCATTTTTCCGGTCGTTGTAGCAGCGGATTCTTCCTCTGCGGTTTTTGTCGAGCCAGCACATTGTCTCGGTCTTGTTCGGACCCATCTGACGGCCGGTGTACTGAAACCAGGACGTTCTCAATACTACATTAACAAGCAGATGCGTGCGCCTGCGATGTTTGTTCTTAATTTGTCTCATAATTCTTTTTGTGTTAAAATTCTCACGGTGCAAAGGTACGAAATCTTTGCTGTGCGTCAAAGGACAAACATATGAGTGATGTTTGGCTATTTTTCACTCATTTCTTATTAATCACGATAGCGATAGTTCCCACGCCCGTACCACTCTTCTTGAAGGCGCCTTCCTCTATCTCGTAAACCTGGGCGGAAACTTCTTCCAGGAATGCGCGGAAATCCTTACATGCCTTTTCCGAAGCCTGCTGCCAATGCCTGGAAGTAATGGCTGCCACGGTTCCACCGGGCTTGAGATCTTGGTACATCTGCATCACGTGCCTGATGTCCTGGTTCTTCGAGAAGGGAGGGTTGGCCACTATCAGGTCGTACTCCGAAGGGTGCTCTGCCTGGGTGAAGTCGTCGCCTAGCAGGCGGATATGATCCAGCTTGGAAAGTTTCTCCTTATTCTCCGGCATCAGCTCGTAGCAATCTACTACCACGTCTGGCTGCACCCTGTGGATGGCATCGATGATGGCTCCGGTTCCTGCACTAGGCTCCAGAACCTTGCAGTCGGGACTGAAATCGCCTGCCAGCGATACCAGCCAGTCGGCAACCTCGGGTGGCGTGGCAAAGAACTGGAAGTCCTTTGCCAGGTTGCAACGCTTACCCTCCATCAGTATGCCTGCCACTCGGGTGGCATCGAAGTCGAAGCTGAAGCCCTGCACCTTGCCGCCCGTCCACTTGCCGCCGGCTTCCTCTATCCAGACCTTCACGTCGGCATAGGTCTTCTTGCTCAGCTGCACATTGGGCAGATAGAGCATATTGTCCTTGAACGTACATTGCTTGAGGACTTCCTCTGCTGACAGCTTCTTCCCGTCCTGCTTGCCGGAAGACTTGCCCTCGGTTTCGTCTGCGAAGTCAGGAACAAGCAGATAGGCTAGCTTTCGGGTGAGACACAGCTCTGCAGATTTCACTTCATTGAGTAACTTCAGCATTACCTCTAAGAAGGATAAATCTACATGTCCGGTATCATCGTAGATGCTCACATCCTCGAATAAATCACAAGTTGCATGAACGTTCGCTATGCTACCACGTAACATTTCTATTAAAGTCTCTTTTTTGTTCGTCATGACTTTTCTGTAGATAAATCATTGTTGTGTCTAAGCTACTATGGCCAAGGAGTTCGGCAAGCTGCGTCACATCCTTGTTCTTCTTGAGATACTGCTTGGCAAAGAAGTGGCGGAAGGCGTGGGCGTGCATCTTGCTCCGGGCTATGCCCAGATGGTCACCCCAACTCTTCAGTCTTTCAGAGAAACCTCTGTCGGTCATGGGACCAAACTTGCCCACGCAGAGATGTCCCGTCCTGCCCGTCTCCTTCATATACTCCCTCACCTCCTGCTGAAGGCTTTTCTGAAAAAACACCTGGCGAAACTTGCTGCCCTTGCCCTTCAGAACCACCTCGCCATTGGCTACATCCTCCCACGAGAGCTTCATGAACTCATGCAGGCGAAGGCCTGTAGTGGCAAGGATCCTCAGCCAGTAGTAAGGGTCCCGGTTGGGTTTCTGCTTCAGATAAGCCAGCAGCGCCTGATACTCCTTCTCCGTAGGTATATTGTCTGTAGAGAGCCTGCGCTGAGTTTTCACCCTTTTCACGGAAATGGGCTTTTTCGCAAACTTGGAGTATTTCACCAGGGCGCACATGCGGTTGTTGATGGTGGCGGGCTTCATCTTCTGCTCTTCCAGCGTCTTCAGAAACCGCTTCACGTTTTCCTGGTTGAACTCGTCGGCATAAGAAAAGAAACTCCTGATAGCAAAACGGTAGGTTTCACGGGTGCGTTCGCTGGCGTCCGACTCGGTGTCCAGCCATTCGATGAACTCGTTCACCTTCTTCTCGTTTCGTGCACAGATATCTTCTTTCTTCTCCAGCGATTTCACCTTGCGCTTTGCCCGGCTGTAGCCTACGCCGATGAACGACAGAAAGTCGAGGATGGCATCGGTAGCACCGGGCATGATGGAAAGTTCTGAAGCGTGAGCACGCTTGTATCTCTGGTAACCCCTGCGGCTGATCTCGTCAGCTTCCTCAAGGAAGGTGAGGACGTATTTTGCCGCAAGCCCTATCTTGCGATAGGTGGTCCCACTCGAAGACAAATAGCCTAGATAGCTTGTGTAGTTATTTTGCCTGTCTGTATCCATAATCAATAAATTATAGTATTTATACTGCAAAATTACTCACTTTTCTCTAATCTGAAAAAGACAGTTATTTTTTGTCTTCTACCGGGCGCCAATATACCGCGAAGGTGTTGCACTCCATGAAACAGTCGGCATCGCTATCCTCGGTCCAGATGAAAGGAATACCGCCATCATAGCGCATTCCGTCGGCAAGAATTACGCTCTCACGATGGTCATCGGGCGTGCGCGGATCATGAAATCTTACCTTGGCTCCCTTCTTGAAACCGTCTGCTACCTTCAGGAACGCTCCCGACTTGAAGATATACATCCTGTTCTTGAATATCTTGAACTGAAGCAGTCCGCTATGCGTCATGTGGCATACCATCTTGCTCAGCTCCAGACCATCCTTGTGAGAGATAGAATTGCAGTCTGCGAAACCTACACGGGTAATCGTAGTGTCGGGATAGAACATCTTGTATTCGGCAAGACGCTCCATAACATCTCCTATTACATCAATCTTTGCCATAGCTACATCACCTCCCCTCCCATAATGAAGCCACCTAATACAGCTACTGCCATGAAGGCGAAGAAACCTGCCATGGTCATAGCTACTTCGCCATACGTAACCGCCTCCCCGCAAAGGTAGGAGAAGGTCTCGCTCTTGGTCTTGGCGAGCTTCCTGATTTCACACTTGAGGGCCTTCATGCCCTCCTCTACGCTGATGCCTGCAGGGCGCACCTGAGCATCACTAATTAAAATAGAATTCTGCATATCGCATCATCTGTTAAGCATTAACAGCCGATTGTACAAAAGGGTGGCGGCTGCATTCCCCGTTGCTTAACAGATGATGACTTATCCGAGAGGACTAATCAAATCTTACGGTTCATGCAGCCGCCATTTATTGTGAGAATTATTTCCCCAGTTAGGAAAATATATTTTCCCAGTTAGGAAAAATATTTTTCCCGATTAGGCATAAAAAAAGCCTGCGGCCAGAAGCCATAGGCGAAACGGTCGCCCTGCCGGATAGACTACTATCATCTGTTAAGCGTTGGCAAAGGTAAGAAGAAAATCCGGAACCGCCAAATATTTTGCGAGAAAAATTCTCACGATGAGAATAATTAACACTTAAATATGTTGTAGAGCATAAAAATGAGGGGTTTGGGGGAATGAAAAAGCCCCGATGCATTGCTGCACCGGGGCTGATATGTGAATAGATAACCCTATGCTAACTGCAAAGAGCTAATGCGTTGTCCAATCTCCTGGACGGCACGATTGAAAATATCTTTCTGCTCGGAATTGAGCGTATAAACATGACCACGAACCTCTGAGCCATTGAGACGCTGAGAGAGCCATGCAGCGCTTTTACCGAAGTATTTCTGTGCGATGTATCTTAGTGGAAGCAATTTATAATCTGTCTCTGCAAGCTGCTCACGCAAAGTGGCAACCTCCAGCTTCAGGTTTGCTACTCTATCTACAACCACCTCACTAATATATTTCTTATCCTCCTCCGTAGCATTTGCGCTGAGATAGCGATGAATCTCGTCTCTGCGCTCTTTGCTCTTGACATCCTGCTTGCTAGCCAATGCCATGTACTCTGCCATTAATTCTTTAATATGCTCCATATTCTTATATTTATATTGTTTAAAGAACCTCCCCTCTAGGGGAGGACTTTTTAGTTTTTTCTTTGCTTGTAGAGCTTAGAAAGGTCTGCGAGTCTCAAATCAATCTGTCTCTCGTAATCGAAGACCAAGTCTTTCAGTTCGAGAAGAGCCTTGATTTCGTCTTCCTTTCTTTTAATTTCTTGCTCTAACTCTTTTTGTGTCATACGCTTAAAATTAAATTGTTAAACATCTAGTTATCTATTCACAATGCAAAGGTACATAAAATTCTTTTAATGACCAAATAAAACATAAACTTTCTTTTATGTTTAACTCATTTTTAACGTTTGGGTATGAAAAAGCCCCGATGCGCTGCTGCATCGGGGCTGATATGTTATTGTTCGCCTTTCTGATAAATTGGCGGAATCTTATTCAATACGAATACCACAGCAAGATCGATAACGGTGGTTACGCCTATAAGTTCATAACCTTTCTCATATCATTACCGATGGCCTCCCAGTCCTTTCTTAAATCAGAAGCGTTATCGCCCTTCAGATAATCGTTGAACAGGCTGTTGTCTCCGCCCAATCTTCCCAGGCTGATCAACCCTTCCAGTAAATTATTAAGTATTCTCATATCTTTCTTATTTTTGAGTGTCCACGTTCTGTTACTAATTCTCACGGTGCAAATATACTATTATTTTCTGAACAGAACAAACGAAAGCGGGTATTTAACACAAAAAACTTAAAAATGGGAATGAAAAGCCCCGATGCGTTGCTGCACCGGGGCTGATGCGCCACAAGGCTATGGCGACTTCCGTCTTATGGGGAACGATGACCCCAGCCTCATTATATCCTGTCCGCAGCCGCACGCAAGCGATTGGAAACATCGCAAAGTGCTCCACGGAGCATAACCTTCTCTTCTTCGGTGAAACCGCCTACACCACCATTTCCGTCAATACCATCGAGCTTATGATAAAGCCATGATGCCGATTTCCCGAAATAGGTATGTGCTATCTCGCGCCATGATACCGTCATCTGGATATCCTGTATGCGCTGCTTTACTGTGCTGTCCTTAGCCTGCTTCATTGTTACTTCCATAATCTTATGCTTTTTAATGCCCTCCCCGAAGGGAGAGCGTTGTTAATACTTGGTGTAATACTCTGGTGGCTCAATCATCTCATCAAACAGCTGCTGAGCGTACCATAATAGCTGTGGGTTACCTCTAGGGTATGACTTTCGGAAGTTTCTGATAGCTTCTATCAGTTCTTCCTCTTTTTCTGTTACTAAAATCTTCTTCATATCGTTTTATTTTAAGACTCTGCAAAGATACTACTATTTTTCGTAGTAGCCAAATGTTTTGTACGAAAAATCGTAGTATTAACTATGTTTAAGCTTTCTGTATGTGAAAAGGTAGAAAATGAGCGGGAAAAAGTGTATCTTTGCAGAAAAGAAATGTTTCACCTATTAATATATATAAGGTATGGAAAAGATAATAAGTAATAAAGCAGCCTCCTTTGCCAGCATGGAGCTTGCCAGATATGCGCTGGAACGGGCAGACCTGAGAGCCAGCAGCATACTGGAGCAGTATCGCAAGTCAACCGACCGCAACTATACGCTGGCAGGCTTCGTTATGACGGTATTCATGGCCCTCACGGCTTTCCTTGCCACGGAAAAGATGACCATGGTGCTGATAACAGTCACTCTCCCTTTATGGGTAGGAACCGGAACGGCGCTGCTCATCCTATTCTGTAAGGTGATGTGGGTACACGACTTTATGGCGCTGGGAGATGATGCTGCCACGATGCTGAGAGATGACCTGGTAGACGTGGCCATGAACAAAGGCTTACAGGATGATGATAAGGCAAACGATGAATATCTGCATCATCTCGTAATATCATCCATCAGACGCGCTCATAACGCCACAGAGTATAACCGCGCCTGCCTTAACAGAAGGAACAGCCACGTAAAACGAGCGATGACCGCAATCATCGCCTCGGTAATAGTGAGTGCAACGACTACGGTCATCCTGCTGGCCTTATCTTTTCTTGGGGTTCTCCCCATGACTTGAAGTATCCGGATAACTGTTCGGATCCTCTGGCCAACCATCCTCATTGTAGTTTGGTTTCATAATCATAAAAAAGGGCCCGTGCATCCGGAGAGCAGTCCTTCAGCACGAGCCACACAGCTGTATTTCTTTTCACTTGTTATGTACAAACTCTGCTCAATCTGCACACAACCTTAGTTCAATGTCATCATTACGCCTGCAAAGATAACACTTTTCTCTGAAACCATCAAACATTTTGCTGATTATTTTCAGAAAACAGCAAGAAAAAAGCCCCGATGCATCTCGCACCGGGGCTTTTTGATAACTTAGATAAACTTGAATCACCGTACTCTACAACAAGAACGATAGATTTCTTTATGAGAATTAGAACACACACTTGTGCCATGTTTGAAGATTATAACTGTAACTAATAATCATGAGTATAAAAAAGATACTTCTAATATAAAATTCAGCCTAAATAAAAATGATAAACACTTAAACTATTTCTTAAACATGATAATCCTAGGATAAGAGAGCCGGGAGTGCGGGTTCTGGCCCACCACCTCCATTCGAACGCCATTAGTCCCATAGCGGAAGAAGAGGAACTTCTTCGGCACACGGTGAACAATCACCTGAAGGGTATCGCGACTCTCGATATGTACCCGCATGCTGTCGCCCTCGATTTCGCCCCGCAGGGTTATCCATGGATCACTCCAGGATACCGTCTGCGAGACGTCGGGCGGTCGGTAGGAACCGGAAAGACTTCGACTGCATGTATCGTGAGGAACCGGCTGGATGGCTGCCTTCACGTCTACCTTGGTGGTGGTAGAGGTTGTAGCTGCCGCCATGATCCGGCTTTTCTTTATCTTGAGCTCCTTCCTGTTAACGGCAAGGAGAGAGTCGGGGTTACGCTTTAGGTCAGACGTCTTCAACGTGATCGCCTGCACGGAAGCTCTTGGCCTGCCTGACTGCGTACGTCCTATCTCTACCTTACCGTTATGAAGGAGGATATCCTGATTCTCTTTAGTGCGCTCCGCTTCGCCCCTGAGGTCGTGACACTCCTTGAATGCCACAACCAGGGCGAGCGGAATCAGCACTAGAAAAATAACCTTAATAAAACCTATAAACCTATTCACAATTCAATAATTAACAACAGAACATTAAAGTTTTTATGTACATCTTCGCTGGATCGTCTTGATAATAGAGGTAATGATGGTGAGGTACGTAGGATCTGTAGCGTACTTGCACCCTACCCCGTCGCATATCTTCTGGGCAAACTTGAACGGGTCCTTACGGTATGGCCAGGCATCCTTGTAGCCCGGCTTCTGGAAGAGACGTTCATGTTCCTTCAGACAGTCGCCTACAGAGTCGAAATCCTTGAAGGCACGCATCACGATATAATACCAGAGATTTTTGCCGGCAATCTTGCACACGGAGACGATGCGGTCTGGTGCCTTGAACTTCTGGTTAGGCGTCTTGAAGTATTCGTGAGTCTTTACCATGACGATATCTCCGTCCCATTGGCTTCCCTTGGTAATACCGAAGAGGTTAGCCTTACCGATAACCCGAGAGCCCCATCCTGTCTCAAGCATCGCCTGGGCAGTAACGAAGGCAGGATCTATTTCTGTTTTTGCCTCCACGGCCGCAGCATACACCTGACGGGCGAAGGCTAATTGAGCTTTATTTGCCATACCTTTATATATATTATAATAATGTATACCTATGATGCATCATCGGGCGCATCTTTTTCTGAAAAGTTGATAGGCCCGCCGCCGATGTAATCTCCCTTGTCGTTGAAGTCCTTCATGCGCTTTACGAAGTTCTTCGGAAATATCGGATATATAGCCTGTATGTTCTCGATAATGGAGAATATCTCGCGTACCATCAT